TTAGGCATCTGCCGGGGCGTTTGGGGATACTTTTGGGGATATTTTTTCGGCGGCCGGAAAGGCCTGCAGCACGGTGCCGAGGTTGGCCTCCGGGCTGCGCTCGATGAGGTGCGTGTAAATGTTGAGCGTGGTCTCCACCTTGGAGTGCCCGGCCAGGTACTGCACGACCTTGACATTGGCCCCGGACAGGATCAGATTGGTGATGTATGTGTGCCGGAGGATGTGCGGCGTGACGTCAAAGTCGATCGTGATCTGCACCTTGGAGTTGCGCACCGTCTCGCCGAGCTTTTTCTCACGGAGCACGGTCTCGCCGCGCTCCGTGCGCTTGGCCGTGCCGGTCTGGCGGCGCGTGATGTAGCGCCAGGAGTTGCGGTACGCCGTCATGCTCCACGGCTGGCCGTCGCTGCCGCTGATGACATAGTCGCCGGTCGCGGTATGCTGCAGGTCGGCGAGGAAGCCGACGAGCGCGGGCGGGATTGGGATGTCGCGCCGGGCGGCCGCGCTTTTGAGCTCGTCCGAGACGACGGGCTGATTGTGCACCCAGCGCAGCGCGCGGCGCACGGAGATATACGGTGCAGCGCCGTCGAGATGGACGCAGTCCCACTCCAGCCCGAGGATCTCCTCGCGGCGCAGGCCGGCATAGAGGCCGAGCATCACAAAGGGATAGATGCGCGTGCCTGCGACGGCAGTCTCCAGCGTCTGCATCTGCTGGCGGGACAGCGCCTCCTTTTCGGCAGCCTTTTTGCCGCCGGCGCGCAGCCCGGCGCACGGATTGTGCCGGACGACACCGGCACGCTCGCCCGCCTCGAAAATTTTTTTGAGCGCACAGACGATCTTGTCCTGCGAGCTGCGCGACAGGTCGCCGCAGGCGCGCATCACCTCGGCGATGTCGTCCTCGGAGACCTCCAGCATGTGCCGCGCGCCGATGACCGGGCAGATGTGGCGATTGATGGCGATGGCATAGTCGGACTTGCGGCTGTCGCTGAGGTGCGCCGTGTAGAGCTTGTACCACGTCTGCGCATACTGCCACACCATGGGATTGGATGCCAGCGCCTTGCGGCGCTCGACCTCGGCCAGGCGCTCGGCGACCTTGCGCTCCAGCTCCTCCGGGTCCTTGGCGTACACGGCGATATAGACACCGCGCTCATCCTTTATCTTTTTCTTGAGATATTTTTGCATAGCAAATGCGCCCTGCATCTTGCGCGCCCGGCATGGGCGTGATAAGATAACAGGGCAGACTACCCCCTTTATTGCTTGGGTTGGGTTTTCTGTGTCAGCCGTCCGGTGTGCCAGCACCGGGCGGCTATTTTGTTTGTGTCCGATTTGGACACTATGCATTTTTGTTGCGCCCGTAAAAGATTTTGCCCTGACGCAGGTTGTGCTTGTAGTAGCAGTGTGTGGATAGCTCCTGATCTGGATTTATGCACTTGCCGGCGCCGCTGCACTCCTCATAGCGCGAGCAGCAGCCGAAATCAGTTGGCAGCGCGTCAATCATATCGTCGAGGATTGCGGAGAGCAACGGCGCGTAGCTGACAAGCGACTCAGCATCCGCAAGAGGCAGACGCACATAATACGGATCAGACTTGAGGTGAGACGTGCTGACATTCGCGGGGATCATGTGCTCGTATTTGACCGGGATTGTCACATAACTTTTCTTGCCGCGGATGCTGATGCGGCACACGAGACTGTTCTCGCTCCCGAGGTATAGGGAGCTGTACTGCGCGCCGTCTGCTTTAAAAATAAGCATATCCGCAGGCGTCGTCGCGTTGCGCATCGTCTCGAGGAGCGCCGGCTCTATCAGCTTGTACGCTGCCGTTTCCGCCGACATCTCATCCAACATATCCAGAGTGATTTGCTCCATTACACTGTCGCCCCCATACCCGCGAGCTCCAAAAACTCGCGCTCATTGATGATTTGTATCTGTGCCTGCCCGCTGCTGTTGAGCTCATATGCCTTGAGCTCCTTTGTGCTGTGCCCGCTTGTGCCGACGGCATCCGGGTCCTGTTCACCGAGGACGAGATAATGCACTTTTTTGGATACGGACGTTTTGACCGTAGTGCCACAGTTTATGGCCATCTGCATCGCCTCGCCGCGGTCAATGCTGAGTTCGCCGGTAAACACAATGTTTTTGCCGTATAGACAGCCGCGCTGATCGATCGTGTCGACCGTCGGAGCAATGTCGCACGGCCGCGGCGCGTGCGGGTGTGTTTTGCTGTGCCCCTGTTGATGCGCCGACCTGCGCAACGGATCGCGAGCCGGGACAACGTCAGCGTAATGGTAGATGTCTACGTCGGGCGATGTTGCGAGGTATTCCCACGCGGATAGGCAGCCGCTGCGTTTGATGCCGGTTATGGCAATCATTGCGCACGCCTGTGCGTCGTCCAGCGCGTTGTGATGTTGTTCGAGCTGGATGTGCAGCGCGTCCGTGCAGTTGTCCAGTCTCGCCTTGGCGATGCCAAGAGAGTGCGCGACGTCCAGAGTGTCGGCGTAAATAAAATCTGGTATCTCATGGCTCAGCGACTGCAACAGTACCGTCATGTCAAAGTGAGCATTATGCGCAAAAACCGGCGTGTGCGGCGAGAACATGCAGGAGATCTCCTGCCATAGCTCGTCCAGCGTTTTGGCGTTTGCGACATCCTCTTCTGTGATACCGTGTACCGAGATATTGTAAGAGTCAAAACCGGCCACACGCGGCTTGATGAGCGAGTAATATGTATCAACGATGCGCAGACCGGACACGGCCGCAATGCCGACAGAGCAGGCACTCCCGCGGCTCGCATTGGCTGTCTCAAAATCAATGGCCAAAAAATCGCAGCTCATATGTAGCTCCCTGTGTCCAAATTGGACACGTCACAACTTGGCCCGCAGCTCGACCACACGGCCGAGGATCTGCACGGGCAAGCTCTCAATCTCCTCGTTACTGTAATACATAGGCTCGTAGGCCGGATTGCTGGGTATCAGCGTCACGCCCTGCGGGCTCTTTTTTATGCGCTTGACGGTTGCATCGTCGCCGTTTACCAGCACGACGGCGATGTCGCCGCTGTCCACGTCCGGCTGGCGGCGGACGATCACGACGTCGCCGTCCGAGATCTTGGGCTCCATGCTGTGGCCCTTGATCTGCAGGCCAAAGTACTCACCGTCTCCGGCGGCTTCAGCGCTGATGTCCTCCCAGTCGATGACCTCCTCGATCGCGTCGATGGGGATGCCAGCTGCCACGCGGCCGAGGACCGGGACGCGGATGTAGCCGGGGCGCGCTGGGGTTGCTGGCTGCCCGCCGAGCAAGTAGTCAAGTGACACATCAAAATAATTCGCAATGCGCCGATATGTGTCGGTATCTGCCTCGTATTTGCCTGTCTCGTACCCAGACAGGGCGGCCTGACTGACATTGACCGACTTGGCGAGGTCTGCTTGTTTGACATTGTCGCGCTTGCGCAACTCCTTAATTCTGTTCATTTTTATCAACTCCGTTGATATCAAGATAATTGATAAAAATCGAAAAGTAAACGCAATATCAAGATAATTGAAAAAATATATTGACATATCAACATACTTGATATATGATAGTAAATGCAATCAAGATAATTGATAAGCGGAGGTGATACCTTGGACGGCATCAAAATTTGCCGCGCGAAACGCGGTTTGACGCAGGCGGAGCTCGCGTCGGCGCTGCATGTAGGGCAAAGCACGGTCGCGATGTGGGAGACCAGCGGGTCATACCCACGCGCCGATATGCTCCCAGCAATCGCGGCAGCGCTGAGCTGCACGATCGATGACCTGTACAACGTGCCGGCCTGACCGGCTATCATCATGTTACCAAAGGATGTGACAAAACACCATGCAGCACAACTACCACAATATCAGCCAAACCGGTAGACGCATTGCCGGCATGACGCAGGAGCGCTGGGCGGAGGCGCTGGACATCTCCGTCGAGAGTGTGCGCCTGTATGAGTCCGGCCGCGGGATGCCGTCAGACGATGTTGCGACGCGGATGGTCGAGGTGTCCGGTGCGCCGGTGCTCGGCTACTGGCATCTGCTCAACAAGAGCCGCGTCGCGGCCGACCTGCTGCCACAGGTGGACACCATCGCCCTGCCGCAGGCCGTGATCCAGCTGCTGCGCCGGATCCGCGACTTTGACAGCTCGCACCGCATCGACCGCCTCGTGGACATTGCTGAGGATGGCCGCATCGACCAGGACGAGCGTCCGGACTTTGAGCAGATCACGCGCGAGCTCGACGGGATCGTCCAGGCTGCTATGCAGCTCAAGTATGCGAGAGGAGGGGACGAGGATGGCCATGCTGACGACTAAGGACGTGTGCGAGCAGCTGTCGATCTCGCGGTCGTCCGTCGGCCGTCTGGTCGCGCTTGGCGACCTGCCGTGCTACCAGCTGGGCAAGTCCCTGCGCTACTACCAGGCGGACATTGACGCCTATCTGGAGCGCTGCCGTGTCAAGGTGTCGCCGGCCATCACTTGCGCGCCGGTGCAGCAGCCAGCGCCGCCAAAGCGCAAGCGCGGCCGCCCAATCAAAAACACTGTCCCGGAGTATTACCCCGGAATGAAAGTGGTGTGACCTATGCAGACGAGACAAAAAAAGAGCCGTGCCCGCGGCAACGGGCACGACTCAGGTGCAAAAAAGTGCAATAGCTATTGCACTTACATCTTACAGCAGATCCAAAACGATTGCAAGGGGGGATTTTGAGATGGCCGTGATGCGCGTCGAAAAGTCGGCAAATTACACTGTCATGAGCAACCGCCATCTTGACGACACCCGGCTGAGCCTCAAGGCGATCGGCCTACTGAGCAAGATCCTGCGTCTGCCGGACGACTGGGACTACACGCTCGAGGGCCTCGCTCACATCTGCAAGGAGGGCAAGGACGCCATCCGGTCCGCGATCGTGGAGCTGGAGCGGGCGGGCTACATCGAGCGCCGCCAGACGCACGCGGCGGACGGATCTTTTGCAGGGAACGAGTACATCGTGCACGAGGCGCCGCTTGGCGCGGATGCGCCACCGTCGTCGGGAAACCCGTCGACGGATAACCCGACGACGGGAAATCCAACGCAACCAAATACTATACCTACCAAGTACTTAGATACTAACACCCCCCTTACCCCCCAGAGGGGGCGACGAGCGCCGAAAAAAGTGGCACTGTGGAAACCGGAGCGCTTTGCAGCATTTTGGCAGTACTACCCGCGGGGCGAGTCCAAACAGGCCGCGATTGCCGCCTGGGACAAGCTCCGGCCGGATGACGCCCTGATCGACGACATCGCCCGCGCCCTCAAGCGCCAGATGGCCAGCGAGGAGTGGCAGCGGGGCGTCGGTATCCCGTATGCGTCGACATACCTCAACCAGCGACGCTGGGAGGACGAAAAGTATGAGCCGGCCGAGCCGCAGGGCGAGGGAGGAGGTCTCCCGCTATGGACGTAAAGCAGGCTCTCATCGACGCGCAGGCCGCCATAATCGGCAGCGTGCTGATCTCGCCGGAGATCGTCGGCGACGTGATGCTGCGCGTCTCCGCGGACGACTTTTTGACGCCGCAGTACCGGCATGTGTTTGACGCTGTCCATGAGCAGTGGGCAGCATGTCAGGCCGTGGACGTGGTCACGGTGCTGCACCGCCTCGGTGATGCTTACCGGCCGCTGCTGGTACAGATCATGGCCGACACGCCGACGGCCGCCAACTGGGAGGCCTACGCCGACGTGATGCGCGAGCAGGCAAGGCTGGCGCGTATCAAGGACGCGGCCGCCAAGATGCTGGACGCGGCCACGCTGGACGAGGCCCGCGCCGCCGTGGAGACGGCGAGCGAGTGCCTGTGCGACAGCAAGACGCTGCGCGTGGTCAGCTGGTACCAGGGCCTGTGCGAGTTTTACCAGCGCCATGCCGACGGGCGCCAGCCGGACTATCTGCGCTGGGGCATCCGGCAGCTGGACGAGCGCCTGTATGCCGAGCGCGGCGATCTTATCATCATCGGCGGGCTGCCGTCCAGCGGCAAGACGCTGCTGGCGACGCAGTTTGCGATGCACATGGCCCGGTCGGGCCTGCGCGTCGGGGTATTTAGCCTCGAGACCTCGGACGCCAAGCTGTACGACCGCATGGTCGCGCAGACGGAGGGCATCAACTTTGGCCGCATCAAGCGCAACCAAATGATTGCGGACGACTACAAGACGGCGTCGACGGCAATCCAGACCGCGCAGCGCATCACGCTGGACGTCATCCGTGCCTCCGGCTTTAGCGTCGCCGATGTGCAGGCGGTCGCCATGGCGCGGCGGTATGACGTGATCGTCATCGACTACGTGCAGCTGCTGCAGGCAAAGGGCAACACCCGCGTGGAGCAGGTGACCAACATCTCGCTGGCGCTGCACACGATGGCGCAGCGCGCCGGCATCGCCGTCATCGCGCTCTCGCAGCTATCGCGCCCCGAAAAGGGGCAACAGCGCAGCCGCACACCGTCGATGTCGGACCTGCGCGAGTCCGGCCAGCTGGAGCAGGACGCAGACGCCATCATGATCCTCGCGGCGCAGCCCGGCGGCAACCGGGTACTGTCGATCGTCAAAAACAAGGAGAGCGAGCGCGGGGCGATCGAGCTGGTGTTTGATGCGGCGCACCTGCGCATGGCGCCGCTTGTGTCCAAATCGGACACAGCAGCAGACCACGACGACGAGGACGACTGGCCGCGCATGCAGGCGTGGCCTAAAGCGGACACGGGAGGTGATCTGCCATGATGGTCGGCGACAAGCTGTCCGGCATGGTGCCGTCCTACGGTGCCACCTGCACGGGCTTCGCGTCGGATGGCGAGGGCTACACGGCGACGGTCGTATACATCCACCCGCAGCGGCGGTTTTACAGCGTCGAGTTTGTGTTTGCCCGCGGGCGCAGATTCCGCGAGAGCTTTTATTTCCCGGACCGCGCCGGCGGTGCTCCGCTGGCGCGCACGACTCGGCGGCCGCAGCTGCCGGGCAAAAAGAAAAAATCGAAGAGGTGCAAAAAATGAAATCAACGGGCATTGTCAGGAAAATCAACGGGCTCGGCAGGATTGTGCTCCCGGTGGGCGTGAGACGGATGCTGGGCATTGAGATTGGCGACGGCGTCGAGATCTACGCGGACGGCGGGGACGTCATCCTGCGCAAGCATGTGCCGGGGTGCGTGCTTTGCGGCGAGGTCCGCGACACCATCGACTACATGGGCGCCTGCGTGTGCCGCAAGTGCGTGGCCGACGCGGCCGCAACCGCGAAAGGGGGCTGCGCCGTATGAAAGTCATCAGCATCGTAAATCTCAAGGGCGGTGTCGGCAAAACCGCCACGGCCATCAACATGGCCGCCATCCTGGCGACGGAGCACAGCAAGCGCGTGCTGCTGATCGACGCAGACCCGCAGGCAAACGCAACGCGGTTTTTTGGCGGCGAAAATGCGCCGGTGAAGCTTTGCGACGTGTTTACGCATCCGGATGCGTGGGACAGCTACTGCTGGATGACGCAGGTCAACGGCGTGGACATCATCCCCGCCAGCATGGACCTGCTGCAGCTCGACGTCGCGGCGGCAACCGCGGACGCCAAGCTGATCCAAAATTTTGCGGACTTTGTCGGCGATATGCGCGACGAGTCGGACTATGACTACGTCCTCATCGACTGCCCGCCGGGCTTTACGGCGGTGTCGATCGCGGGCATCTCCGTCAGCGACGACATCATCATCCCGGCCAAGGTCGACGCCTTTGCCATCTCCGGCATCGACGAGCTGACGGCGCAGATCCGTGCCGTGCAGACGGTGCGCAGCGGCATCCGGATCGCCGGCGTGCTGGTGACGATGTGGCACAACGCCCCGGTCGTCACGCAGGGCGAGCAGTATCTGCGCGCCATGGACGTGCCGGTGTTTGAGACCACCATCCGCCGCACGGACAAGATGGACGAGGCGACCTTTGCGCGCCAGCCGATCAGCGACTACAGCAGATGGTGCGCGGCGGCGAGAGACTACCGCGACTTTGTGGACGAGTACCTGGGCAAGGAGGCGGCAGACGATGAGCAGCTTTAACCTTGCGGACTACATCCAGCCGCCGACCGGCGCCGCGAAGCCTGCCGAGCGCAAGCTGCAGATGATCCCCACGCGCAAGATCTTTGCCAACGACAAAAATTTTTATGACACATCCAAGGTCGACGACCTGATCGACAGCATCCTGATGCAGGGGCTGCTCGACCCGCTGACCGTCCGGCCGTCCGGAGACGGCGAGGGCTACATCATCATCTCTGGGCACCGGCGTCACCGCGCGCTGATGACGATCCTGGACGACCATCTCGCCGAGGACACAAAGCTCTTTGAGACAACACCGTGCTTTGTGCGCGAGCCGGGCGACGAGCTGATGGAGGAGCTGATGCTGATCCAGGCCAACAGCGCGACGCGCGTGCTGACCTCGGCGGAGACCTCCAAGCAGGTCGACCGTGTGCGCGATTTGCTGTACGGTCTCAAGTCCCAGGGCTACGAGTTCCCGGGCCGGATGCGCGACTATGTCGCCAGCGCGTGCAATATTTCGGCGTCCAAGATCGCGCGGCTGGACACGATCAAGACCAAGCTGATCCCGCAGATCAAGCAGTACTATGACGACGGCCGCATGCCCGAGAGCGTGGCCTACGAGATCGCCAAGTGCTCCGCGGACGACCAGCAACTGATCGCCAAGGTCAAGGGCAACGGCCAGGACGGCCTGGGAGCCATGCGCTGCGGCGAGGCCGAGCGCATCCTGAGCGACCGCGACAGTCTCGCCGCCCGCAAGTGCAAGTATGCATGCGGCGCCCCGTGCGGCAACATGGTCAAATCGCTGCAAAAGACGACCGGCAACTACATGCGCAGCTGCGAGCACACCTGCTGCATGGAGTGCTACGACATTGCCACGTGCGACAAATACTGCAAGGTAGCCAAGGACAGGCACCTGCAGCTCCGCGAGGATAAGGCCGAGGCCGAGCAGCGCGCGAACGACGAGGCTGCCAAGCGCCGCGGGGAGCGCGAGAGCAAGTGCCGCATCTACTGGGGCAGACTGACGCACGCGCTCGCCGCATACGGAGAGCAGGAGGCGGTCGCCGAGGCGCTGCACACCACTGTGGCGGGGCTTGCGAGTGGCGACACGTATTGGGCGCCTTACAGGAGCGTGGCTGTCGAGTCGCTCGACGCGCTGGTCGCGGCTGCCGACATCCTCGGCGTGACCACGGACTATCTGCTCTGCCGGACGGACAACCCGCACCTTACGGTGCTGCCGCAGCGCGAGAGCAAAAAGGAGGACGACAAGTGAAAATCTACATAGCAGGTAAGATCACCGGAGACCCGTACTATAAGGCCAAGTTTGCCCGTGCCGCGGCGGACATCGCCGATGCCGGCCACACGCCCATCAACCCGGCCATGCAGCCGGAGGGCATGAGCAACGCCGACTATATGCGCATCAGCTTTGCGCAGCTGGACAGCGCGGATGCAGTCGCGTTTTTGCCGGGCTGGGAGGACTCCAAAGGTGCACGGATTGAGCACCTTTTGGTGGAGTACACCGGCAAGCCGACGTATGACATCAAGTCTGCGCGCTATTACAGGTGGACGCTTGCGACGACACGCGAGGGCAAAATCCGCGGCGTCGTCGACGGGCGCTGGGATTTTAACGGCATGACACGCGACGAGGTCATGGATACGTTACGGCTTTGCATCGGCGCCAGCAAGGAAAACTGTGACAAGTGTCCGCTGCGCGACATCGACTGTTGTGATGATATACTGCTGCAGGCTGCCTTTGAGCTTCTGCAACATCATCAATTTTTAATCGACGAGCAGGAGGCCGGCCATGGCAAGTAATAATCACGCGTCGCGGGATTTGGCCGGCCTGTCACTGCGGCTGCACGAGCTGGCAATCCACACCGGGGACCTTAAACACAGCTGCCTCGGCTGCGGGCACGAGCACAACTGCGGCGTCCACGGCTGCGCGGTGCTGCTGGCGGCGGAGGATGCTGTGGTTAAGCTCAAGGCCTACGTGGATCTCGGGTTTGAGCCAGAGGAGTACAAGCGGACCATGAGCTCGGACATCATTGTCCGCTGCGCGGCTGCTGCGCTTGGCGTATCGGTCGAACAGCTGTGCGAGGTGGTTGCGCTTGGGAAGGCCGGGCGCTTGATGGTGCTGCCGGACGGGGAGGCGATGCCCAGTGATTAAGGCCGTACTTATCAGCATCCGCCCAAAGTGGTGCGAAAAAATTGCCAGTGGTGAAAAGACGATTGAGGTGCGCAAGACGCGCCCGAAACTGGAGACGCCGTTCAAGTGCTACATTTATGAAACACAGGGCTGGGTGGAGAAGGACGGCATCATGGAATTTAGACTCGGAGGGCGTGTTATTGGCGAGTTTACCTGCGACCGCATTTACGGGCTCGCACCTCTCAACCATGCACCAGACGATGTGGAGCAGCAAGCCTGCCTGACGCGGGAAGAGATCGTTCGGTATCTCAAGGGCGTCGGTTACGGCTGGCACATCTCCGGCCTGCGCATTTATCACCAGCCGCTGGAGTTGACGGAGTTCCGGCGGGCTTGCCCTAATGACCTATACTGTGAATCCTGCGCCATGTACAGCAACAACAACGGTATCTGCAACAATGGGGCTTTGCCGCTTCGCCACCCGCCCCAGAGCTGGTGCTATGTGGATGAGGGCCGACAATGGCTGAATGCATAGAACGGGAAGCAGCGCATAGGAGATGCCCTCTATGTTCGGGGAAAGAAGTTCTTACACGGGATCGTGGCAATGGTATTTCTGTGGAAATTGATGCGGAATTCAAAGAAATGTGGATTTGGCAGGAGGATACTTGCTTGTCTGTATTTCCCATTAACTACTGCCCCAACTGCGGCGCAAGGATGGGCGATAACGAAAGCGAGGCGAGATAGCATGAGTGACGTTCTGGTGATTATTGCCGCCGTGGGATGGATTGCAGCTTGCGGATTGTTCATCTGGCGATTGTACTGCTGGGACCGCACCTTTTGGGAGCTATACTACGAGTTGCGAAAGGATGACGACGATGCCAAAGCGGATTAACCCGCGCCGGAGACCGGCGACGATGGCAGACGTGCAGCGCGCGAAGGACACGGCGACGGCAGACGCCTGCCGCGTGACGCTGGCGATCTTTTTCACGGCCCTGCTGGATAAGGAAGGCATGGACGCCGAGCAGCTCCAGCGCATCTGGCGTGAGGTCGAGGCGCTGTCTGAGAGCGTGCGGGACGGATATGTCTCCGCGCCGGACCTGATCCGCGTGCTGCGAGACGAGTACGAGATCGACATCATAGGAGGATGACGGATGCAAAGCGTGACATATCGGCGGCGCGACTATCTTTTTGCAGTGCGCCGCAAGGTCGTCGATGGCCAGCTCGGCTGGACGATCTGTATGCGATCACCGCACACGCACGAGTGGCTTCCGGTCCTCGGCGAGCGACCTTTTACCAGCAGCATGGCGGCGGAGGCGCGGCTCGCGGATCTCGCGCATATCAATCGCTGGGAGGCTGCACACTCGGTCGGCGTCGCTTTCGCGCCGGGCGAAAACAAGTAA